CTTTTACAAAGCCCCGACCGTTACCCACAGTGACCAGATGGGGGCGACAGGTGGCTACTGGCTGTTACTCCTGCGGCGGGCCACTGCCACCCGCGGGCAACGGCAGACCCCGCAAGTACTGCTTCGAGTGCCGGCCATCGAGGGCTAAGAACGCTCCGCCGGCCCCGGTCCCTGTCGCGGTGCCTGTCGGCGAATGCCTGACGGTGGTCGAGGCGACTAGGTCCGTGTTGACCGACACCGGACGACTGAACACACCGATGGGTGCGGCGGCGATGGTGCTGGCCGAACACATCGACACCGGGGAGCAGTCCGGCTCCGCGCTGTCGTCGATGGTGAAGCAACTTTCCGCCGCGTTGGCCGAGGCTACGGCGAACGCCAAGACGGAGATGAACCCGGTGGACGAACTGAGGGCAAAGCGTGACCGGAAACGGGCTTAGGCTCCCAGCGTTTCGCACCCACGTCGACTACCACGACACAGACGGGCCCGAGGTCGGCGAAATGTGCGCCCTGGCTGGCTATCCGCCGGACCTCGAGCAGCAGCTGCTACTTGACGAAACGTTCGGGTTCACCAAGACGGGCGCGACGGCCGCGTTCGAGTCGTGCGTGATCGCGCCACGGCAGAACCTAAAGACCGGATTCTTGAAGCAAGCCGCGATCGGCTGGCTGTTCCTGTCCCGCGTACGGCTGGTGCTGTGGTCCGCCCACGAGTTTTCCACCGCGCAAGAAGCGTTCCGCGACATGACCGAACTCATCGAGGGCACCCCGGTACTCGCGCGCGAGATCAAGGCGATCCACCGCGGCAACGGCGACGAAGCCATCGAACTGACCGACAACCGCCGACTGCTGTTCAAGGCCCGCACGAACAAGTCCGGGCGTGGACTGACGGGCGACCGGACAGTGCTCGACGAGGCGTTCGCACTGAAGCCGACCCACATGGGTTCGCTACTGCCGACGATGGCCGCCAGGCCCGACGCGCAAGTGGTCTATGCGTCGTCTGCCGGGTCGATCGAATCTTCGGTACTGCGCAAGCTGCGGGACCGTGGACGACAAGGCAACTCCCCGCGGCTGGCTTATCTCGAGTGGTGCGACAAAGTCGGGCCCGACGGATGCGAGATGGATGGCTGTGACCATTCCACCGACACCCCGGGCTGTGCTTTGGACGACCAGGCGAAGTGGGCGGCAGCCAACTGTGCCCTCGGCCGGCGCATCACGATCGGCACACTTGCCGCGCTACGGCTGTCGATGCCTCCGGAAGAGTTTGCCCGCGAGTTCATGGGCTGGTGGGAAGACCCGATCAAAGACGACGAGGGTGCGGTTACTGCCGCGCAGTGGGCCGAGACGATCACTACCGACGCACCCACGGGTGTGCTGTCGCTGGCTCTTGATGTCGCGCCTGGGCACACGTGGTCCACGATCATGGTGTGCGGCGATGGCGTGATGGAGATGGTGGACCGCCGCCGCGGCACCGGGTGGCTGTTCGACCGTCTGCCGCAACTGTGCGCCCGCCACAACATCGAGGTGATCGGGCTGGACCCTGCCGGGCCTGCCGGGTCGATCCTTCCCGAACTTGAACGCCTGGACGTTCCGCTGCTGCTACTCGACGGCAAAGAGTCGGTGCGTGCCTGCGGGGCGATTGCTGCGGCGATCGCTGACGGGGCTGTGCATCACCGCGGCGAGTCGGAACTGCTGGCTGCCGCGGGTGGCGCGTCACGCCGGCCAGTGGGCGACGGCTGGAAATGGTCCCGCAAGGACTCGACCGTGGATATTTCGCCGCTGGTTGCGGCAACGATCGCCCATTGGCTGTGGCTGTCCCGCGCCAACGAGCCGATCGACCCTGATCTTCACTTCATCTAGGAGGCGTCGTGGCTGTCACACATGCACAGACGACCGCATCCACCACCGCCGCCACGCTGGGCCGCGTCACGTCCAATGAGGCGCTGACGGTGCAGAACAACTCGGCCGTCACCGTGTATTTGGGTGGGCCGGGCGTCACGACATCGGCCTACGGCTATGCGCTGGCGCCGGGTGGTGTGATCTCGGTGGCGCTGTTGAGTGTGGATGCGCATGTGGAGTTTGACCGGATCGGTTCGCGGGACGAGTACGTGCAGTGATGTGGCAGCTGCTGCTGTTGGTGTTGGGTGTCGCCCTGACTGTGGCCGGCGTGGCTGCGATCTACCCGCCCGCTGCCCTCGTGGTCGCTGGCGTGTCCGTGTCCGTGTTTGCGCTGCTGTGGGACTTTGGGGGTGACCGATGAGGTTGGCTCAACGTTTCCGACGTGCGCTGCCCGAGCCGGGCGGCTGGCCCGCCGGCGTGGTGCTGTCTCAAACCTACGGCGCACGCGACACGGAGCCGATCCAGGGCACGTTCGCCGCCTACGCCGCCGAGGGCTACGCATCCAACGGCATCGTGTTCACCATCATCTTGGCTCGGTTGCAACTGTTTGCCGAAGCGTCGTTCAAGTTCCGGGCGCTGCAAGACAAGCAGCTATTCGGCAACGAGGATCTGGCGATCCTGGAAAACCCGTGGCCCGGCGGCACCACCGGCGAGCTGCTGGCCCGCATGGAGCAAGACGCATCCCTGGCAGGCAACGCGTTCATCCGGCGCGAAGCCGACCGACTGGTGCGGCTGCGCCCCGACCTCGTCGACATCATCCGCGCTGACCACCAAGGGTTCCCCGAGGTCATCGGATACGCCTACTGGGGTGATGGCCGCGGATCCGAAGCCACCGACGTGTTCGAGGTCGATGAGGTGGCGCACTGGTCGCCGATCCCGGATCCGCTGGCAGACTTCCGCGGCATGTCCTGGTTGACGCCGGTGGTGCGCGAGATCAACGCCGACCGGTCGATGACCGGCTACCAGGGCGACTACTTCGCCAACAACGCCACACCCAACGCGCTCATCAAATACGCGCAGAAGTTAGGGCCGGGCGCGGTGGAGAAGATTCAGTCGCAGTGGCAGGCCCGCTACGGCGGCATGGAGGGCTGGAAGACCGCCGTCTTGGACCAGGGCGCCGACTTCCAGGTGATCGGCAACAGTTTCGACCAGATGGAGTTCACGAACCTTCAGGCGGCGAACGAAAACCGGATTGCTGCCGCCGGTGGCGTCCCGGCGATTGTTGCCGGGCTGAAGGAAGGCATGTCGTCGGCGACGTACGCCAACTACGAGGCGGCCATGCGCCGGTTCGCGGATATGACGATGCGTCCCAACTGGCGTTCCGCGTGCGCGTCGCTGTCGAAACTCGTGACAGTGCCGGCCGGTGCGGAACTGTGGTACGACACCACCGACATCAGTGCATTGCGTGAGGGTGAGAAGCAGCGCGCCGACACCATGCAAGTCCTGGCATCTGCCGCCTCCACGCTACTGATGGCCGGCTACGAGCCCGGCTCCATCACCGCGGCGCTCACAGCATCCGACCTGTCCCTGCTGTCTCACACGGGGCTTCTCAGTGTGCAGCTGCAAAAGCCGGGCGAGCACCCCGACGCCGCGCAGGACTCAGAAGACGACCCCGAGGATGACGCCCCGGACGACATGAACACGGAGGCCACTCCATGACCCAGTTCCGCCGCACGTTTGCGCTTGAGGACATTCAAATCCGTTCCGGCGGCGACGGCCGCACAGTCGAAGCGTATGCCGCCGTGTTCGACACACCCGTCGAGATCCGCGACTGGGACGGCGAATATTTGGAGACGATCGACCGGGCCGCATTCGACCGCACCCTGGCACACAAAGGCACCAAGTTTGGCGTGTTCTACAACCACGCCATGACCATGCACGGCACCCCGAGCGAACGGGGTTCGATGCCGATCGGCACACCACTGGAGGTCCGCGCCGACGAGCGCGGCCTGTACACGGTCACCCGCTACAACGAGACGCCGCTGGCCGAGGAAGCCCTGGAGGCGATCCGCACCGGCGCGATCACCGGGCAGTCGTTCGGCGGCCGCATCATCGCGTCCACCCCCGACGTGCCCAAGCGCGGCTACCAGCGCGGCAAGGACGGCAACCTGGTCGAGGTTCGCCGCACCGAGATCGCACTCGTGGAGTACGGGCCCACCCCGATGCCCGCCTACGAGGACGCCGTGATTTTGGGCGTCCGCAATGCAGGTTGCACCTGCCAACAGACCACCGACACCACTGCCTGCGGGCACCCGGATCGGACCGCACCACCCGGAACAGACCCGCTCGATGAGCACTCTGCCCGGCTGTCAATCACACACAACTTGATCCGCATGAAGATGCGAGAAAGGGGCCTCCGATGAACATTCGCGCCCAGATCGAGGGCCTGTCTGGTGTGCTCGAAGCGATCCGCTCC